TTTAATTTGGACATATTTTGGACCAAGTAATGTTTATATTCCACCTGAGGATCTACAGATTCTGGAAGATTATGGAGTGCAGGCTTTTGCAATTGATGATGAAAATCAACACTTGATGAGAGAACTCACTTATGAAGAAGCGATTCAAGGTATTCCTGGTGAAGAATACTTACCATCTATGAATCGACAAACATCACCTGGTTACCCCTATGTTCTTAAAAGGAAAGGAAAGGGTAAGACACAATGGTTAGGCAAAGATGGAGATCTGTTGGTTGACAATGAAGAATTGAAAACTGATGTTGATAGCTTGCTTGACCATGCATCACAAGGAATACGCGAACCCGTTGTTTTTACAGCGCTGTTTAAGGACGAAAGAAGACCTATTAAGAAAGTGGATGAAGGAAAAACCCGCATATTTGCGGGTGGACCCATGCATTTCACTATTGCAATAAGAATGTTTTTCTTAGGCTTTTGTGCAGCGTTTATGAAACAAAGGATACGAAATGGATCTTTGGTTGGATCAGATGTGCATTCGTATGACTGGACTAGATTTGTTAAATATTTGAATGAAGTTTCAGATGTTAATGAACCAAATTTTCTGGCAGGCGACCACAGCAATTTTGATGGATCTTTGATTCTTCAAATGTTGTGGGTTGTCTACCGGATTATAGAACGGTTGTACAAACGTACAAATAATTTGACCACTTATGTTTTGTGGAGTAGTATATGTAATTGTATTTTGTTGTTTAAGACGTTGTTGTTTATGTTGACTCATTCACAACCGTCAGGTAACCCTCTGACTACAATTATTAATACTATTTATGGTCGTTTGTTATTTTTCTACACTTTATTACTCTTGTTGCGAGATATTATTAAGAATGGAGATGATGACCAAGTTGAGAAAGCTATGGTTATCATTAAAAATATTGATAAATATTTTCGAGCTGGCATCTATGGAGATGATATTGCTGCTGTACTTAGTCACGATTTGCGTGGATTAATTACACCAGATGATGTCACCCGGAAGATGGCAACACTTGGACATAAGTTTACCGATGAACTTAAGAGTTCTGGCAAACAGGAGTTTAGAACATTGCATGAAATCTCAATTTTGAAGAGAAAATTCGTCTTTGAACCAACTTTGAATCGATGGTTTGCTCCTTTGGAGCTTACCGTTATTTTGGAGATGTTGAATTGGGACAAATGCAATAATAAGTATGAAAAATACGAACAATTAACACAGAATATACAGACTGCGTGTGTGGAATTTGTGTACCATGGGGAAGAAGTCTACAATTTTTGGACAAAGAAGATAAGACAAGTTCTTCGTGATGCCAATTTGGAGGGAAAAGTCAATATGCCTATGTTGTCATATGACGATTTCTTTATTTTGGTTACTCGAAGAAACTTGGGTTTGAAATCTAAGTTGAATAATTTTGTGGATGATTTCTTGCCATGGTAAGTATGATTGTATATATTCTATTCTTAATGATAGTTGTAATTATTGAATAGAGGACAATCGCGACGTCGAGGGGTTTTTACCCCCATTGTATGTTTGTGTGCGACGATAAAAATAAAA